CGTTTAATGAAGAATAATGAAATACCCACAAAGGCATGAGTTCAGGAAAGAGCAGAATACCGCGAAAGCTTAAAAAGAAATACGTTTATGATCGTTACGAAGATGGCACAATAGCCATAACAAGAATGAAAAGAAGGGGTGAAAATGGCAAAATCAAAGAGAGAAATACCTAAGGTTCCGGAAGAAGAACCGAAGATGGGGCGGCCAACAAAATACAATGAAGATATTGCCGATCAGATTTGCTCTGAAATAGCCCATTCAACTAAAGGGCTTAATTCGATCGTAAAAAAAATAGGAATAAACCCAGACACTGTTTACGAATGGCTTAACGTACACAAAGAGTTTTCCGAGAAATACACGCGCGCGCGCGAAATGCAGGCTGATTTTTTGGCAGATGAAGTTATTAGAGTAGCGAAGACCACACGTATAGGTAAAAAAACTGTAAGCAAGGAATGGGGTGACGAAACAACTACAGGTGATGCCGTAGACAGGTCAAGGTTGATAGTGGATGCTTTGAAATGGAAAGCCTCTAAGTTAGCACCTAAAAAATATGGCGACAGAATTGATCATACGACAGGTGGCGAACCTATCGAAATGAAACCACAACCTCTTATTGTTTACAATACAGCCCCTCCGCTTGCAGGTAATGAAAATGATGTAGAAACGAAATGAAATGTTTGAGACCTCACCTGTCTTTGAAGCAAATTTCAATTCAAAGGCGAAGATAAATGTAAACCAGGGCGGCACTTCATCGAGTAAAACATATTCGTTGATGCAGCTATTGTTTTATAAGGCTGTTTACGAACCACGAGCTGTAATTACAATTACCGGTGAATCAATCCCCAATCTAAAAAAAGGAGCTTATCGCGATACTGAAACGATATACACACGTAGCAAGTATTTGCAATCACAAATAAGTTTTTGGAATAAATCCGATAGAATAATTTATTTTAAAAACGGATCAATCATTGAGTTTGTTTCCAACCTTAACGAACAGTCGGCGAAGAATGGGAAGCGCGATTACTTGTTTTGCAACGAGGCTAACGGTATATCGTGGCTTATTTTCTTTCAGCTTGCTATTCGTACTCGGAAAACTATTTATATTGACTATAACCCAACGGCACCATTTTGGGCGCATGAAAAGTTAATCGGCACCGGTCCAGAATCAAACGATCTAACGGCAACCGTTCAGCTATTTATATCCGATCATAGACACAACCCATTTTTAACAGAAGAAGAACACAGAAAAATTGAGGGTATTAAAGACCCGGAATTATGGAAGGTTTATGCTCGTGGCCTAACAGGTAAGTTAACCGGATTGATTTTCCCTGAATGGCAACCCATACCTGATAATAAATTCCCGAAAGATGAACCGTTCTTTGGTGGCCTTGACTTCGGTTACACAAACGACCCAACAGCAGCAGTTAAGGTGGTCCGTATAGGTGAAACGCTGTACATACATGAGATGTGTTATACGCCCGGTATTGCTCCCATACAAATGAAACAAATATTTGAGTCGAACGGATTTAATGGAGAAACCATATTTTGTGAGCATGACCCGGACCAGGTGGCGCAGCTTCGTAGATTACAATTAAGAACCGTATTAGCTCGTAAAGGTCAGGGGTCAGTTAATGCCGGGATCATAAAACTGAAAGAGTATAAAGTATTTTATACCGAAAGCTCCCACAACCTAAAAACAGAATTATCAAAATACATGTGGGAGATTGACGAAGACACCGGAAAGCCCACAAATACGCCTGTGGACGCATTTAACCACTTAATTGATGCAACACGTTATGCGGTGTATTCACAATTTTATAGACAATGATTTTCATATTTATTAAATAATTTTATATATTTGTAAAACAACACGATCACTTTTTGTTAGGCCGGATATTCCACTTAACGTTTAAGCCGATAGAAAAAACTATCATCGTGACATTTATAACTTCGCGTTACGGACAGAGCAGGGAGAATATATTCAACGACTTTGGCAATTTTGCCAGAGCCATACTCGGCACCCCCGGAAAATTTTATCGTAATGCGTGGGCAGATTATAAGCCGTACAACGCAAAGGAAGCACTTGTAGATTGTTCGTGGGGGAATTTAATGGTGATTGCTAATAACGTACCACACGTAAATACGATTATTAGTGAAGGCGCAAAGATGTTCTCCGGTATGGAGATTAAGCACTACAAAGGAACTGGCAAAAACAAAAAAGAGATTACAGATAGCCCGATAGTTTCCTTCCTTTCTAATCCAAACCCGCTACAAACACAATCGGATTTTCTTTATGAAGCTTATGTATTGATTTGTATTTACGGTTCAATATACGGATACAGCAATACACCATCCAGAATACAGAAAGACCCATCCGCTTTATGGTGGCTACCATCTGATATAATGAAAGTAAATCTTACAGGGACCATGTTCGATCAGGTTTCAATTGATGGAATTATTGAGAGCTACGAGTTGATGTATGACATTCCTAAAAAGTATTCACCTAAAGAGATTATTCAAATTATTGACGGCATATCTCAAAATAAAATAACAGCCAAATCTAAAATCGAAGCGCATCAAATACCAATATCCAACATAGTTGCGGTACTTAAATCATACAACATCATCACAACTGAAAAGGGTATGGTTGGATTTATTGCAAGCGAACGCAGCGACTCTACGGGCTTGAGCATACCGATGACACAAGAAGAAAGGACAGCGTTTGAAAATCAATATCAAAAGAACTACGGATTGGATAGTCGTAACGGTCACGTTATGATAACTGAGGCTGCTCTTAAGTGGGTACCAATGACTTTCCCAGTTAAGGACCTTATGATGTTTGAGGGCATTGAAGAATCATTTAGTGAGCTATGTGCTGCATACGGGCATGACCGTGACATTTACCCATCAGTAAAAGGTGCAACATTCGAGAATAAAAAACAAGGACTAATAAACACTTACCAAAATACAATGTTTCCGCTAGGCAAAAAGGTTCTTAACCGACTAGCTTCAATATGGGAGTTGAATAAAAAAGGCGAGTATTTAGAGCCATCTTGGGAGCATCTACCAGTAATGCAAGAGGATGAAGCAGAGAAAGCAGCGGCCCTATCAAATAATGTAACAGCATACTCTAAAATGCTTGCTGATGGTGTTATAAGCCATGAGCAGTATGCTGAATTAGCAGGAGTAAAGATGGACGGTACAGGTGTTTCGGTTAGCGAGAAAATAAATACTGAAAATAATCAATTCAAACAGGATAGCGCAAACAAAAAACAGCAAGACAATGGAAGAGCGTAAATTCAGAAGAACAGCAGAAAGAGAGAAAAACAAATTCATGCCCATCGAAATAAAGGATATGAACGATAAAAGAGGCGAAGTTGCCTTTTATTTCGCTGCATGGGGTCTGGACCGTGATGGTGATATTATGAAGAAATCTGCATATCCTAAAACGATAAAAGAGAACTTCAAAAATATTTATCACAACGTAGATCACCACCAAGTTTGCGGTGTCATCAAGGCTTTGGAGGTTGACGAGCGTGGTGCATTCTGTGTATCTCAAATGATGCTCAATACTGATATAGGGCGTAATACGTATGAGCAATACGTCGCAGGTGCAATTAAAGGCCACTCACAGGAATTTGAAACGTTGGAGTACGCCTACGAAAACATTGCAAGCAACAAGAAAGCGCGTGTTATTTCCGATATCCGCTTATGGGGTGTAACAACATGCACAAAGATACCTGCAAACGCTGAAACACCTACTATTTACGTTAAATCGGCCGATGAAGGAATTATCTACCACATGAATAGTATAAACGATATACTAATGAAGGGCGATTTATCAGAGCTTGAAGGGGATAAATTCATTGAAGAATATTTAAAGTTAAAAGCACTTGCAGAGAAGATGGAAGCTAAAGGACAGCCACGACCATTAATCACAAAAGAAATGATCGAAAAATTTTCCCTTAAATAAATTTTTCATATTTATAAAACTTTTTTATATATTTGTAATAAATAAATCACTTCGTCTTTTAGCCGGGTATCTCCCACTAAAGATTGTAGCCGATAATAAAAAATCGAACTATTAATCTAAACGGCTAAAAGCAATGGAAAACCTAGAACAAAAGGAAGCCCAATTACTTGAAAAAATCAAAACACAAGTTGGCGACCAACTAAAAGAAGTTAGCGGAATCGTTAACGAACTGAAATCAAAAAACACATCCTTAGAGGCAAAGTATGCAGAATTGGAGCAAAAAGCGGCTTCAATGAAATCTGCTGACCCTGAGCAAATGAAGCTTATTTCTGATGAAGTAACTCGTATCGCTGGGGAATTAAAAGCAGCACAAGAAACACGTACCAACCAAAAGGTTGCAACAATTGAAGAAACCCTAAAATCACACGAAGGGCAATTCAAAGAAATGCTTGCGCGTAAATCCGGTACTGTAATGCTTGAGTTAAAAGCAACTCAAACAAGTGCCGACATCGGATCTGGTGATTCATGGGATACATTAGGCCGTGACCACTTGAGCGGATGGCATAAAGGCGGTGCGATTAGCGAAATTCCTACTCGTAAGCCATTTATGAATGAGTTGTTCCAAAAACTTCCAACGTCTGATGAGTATGTTAAGTACATGGAACAAGACACCATCGTACGTGACGCTAAAAACGTTGCTGGTTGTGCTGCATCAACTCATAACACTAAAATCACATTTAAGAAACGTACTATCCAAATGGAAAAAGTGCGTGATTTCGTTCATATCTGTGATGATATGTTAACCAACTACCCTTTTGTTAAAGGGCAAATCACACGCTTAATCAAATCTTCAATTGATTTGAAAATTGACAATGATTTGGTTTTTGGTACCGGTGTTTCACCAATTATCAGAGGGCTTGACTATTATGCAAGCACATTCAATGCAGCTGCATCCGGTGCATCATACGCAAACACAGTTGTTAATGCTGACATCGTAGACTTATTATCGGTTGCAGGTGCGCAAATAAAAGCATTTGGTCAACAAAATGCTTACAACCCTGATACCATCGCAATGAATCCACGTGATCTTCAATTGTTGAAGATGATCAAAAATCTGGACGGCGATTCAATCACTAAAAACGGTGTTGCAAGATTGTTCTACCAATTAGGAGGTAATTTCTACATAGACGGAATGTTGGTAGTTGAGAACCCGTTGATCCCAGAGGATCAAGCATACGTGTTTGATAGCTCAAAAGGATACATCTACTACATCCCTGGAGTAGGTATCGAGTTCTCTTATGAGAATGGAACTAACTTTGAAACTGAAACAGTGACTGTAAAAGCATACAGACGTATGAATTTCTTAGTTGAGAACAACAACGCAAACGCGTTCATGCACATTGAAAGCTTAGCTCAAGGTGTTGCTGACATCAAAAAAGTATAATAACCTAAGAACCCCTGCATAATTGTAGGGGTTCTATTTAAACCACAAACAATGGAAGAATCAGTAAAAGGTCACGCTAATTACTTATACAAGTCAGCAGTTGCATTTCCAAACGAAAAAGGATTTGCGCGTAATGCTGGTGAGGTTTGGGAGAGATACCAAGAATTAGCAGCAGAACATAAAGATAAAGAAGCGCTTTTAGCAGCGTATCCAGGAACAAAAGAAGAAGCTCCTAAAGTAGAGAAGAAAGTTGTTGAGGAAGACTTAGAAAAAAAGGTTATCAACCCAATTAACAAAAAGAAATAATGAAAAAAATATTTTTGATAGCGATTTTATCGCTTTGTACAATCGGTTTAAATGCTCAGGCTCTTATGACCGGATCACCAGCAACGGTGACTAATACAACGCCTGTTTCAGTAACAAAAGAGGTTACAGGAGTGGCAAAAAACGTTTCTGTTCAACTTGTAGTCTCTAAAACATCGGGTACAATCGCAGGGAAAGCGTATGTGCAAGTATCGTTAAATGGAACTGATTACGTAAGTATCGATTCAATGACGCTTACCGATATTACAACTAATACTCAGGTTACAGAGTTACCGGATAATCCATATCGTTTTTACCGTATTCAGGTAGTAGGCTCTGGCACTATGGCCGGGGTATTGAATGGGTATATCGTAGCTAATAGTTTTGGTGGTAGTTCAACTGTTCAAGCATTGAAAAGCACCTCTAATATTGCATTAGATACGGTAACAAATGGGGCTACTGAAGTAATGACTGCGCCAAAATTAACGCTTCCTTACAAAACGATTTCGATCAGTGCAACGGTAACGAAAACATCTGGAACGATTGCAGGCACCATAACATTGCAAGGATCAGTTAACGGATCAAACTATGTAACGGTACCGACTGCATTTATTGAAACACCGAGCGGACAGGCTCCATATTCAACCGGTGGCGCAGCAACATTTACACCTACAAACGTAGCATCACAAACAAAGATTTGGACAGTGATAGGTACTACTTATCCATATTATAGGATAAGTTATACCGGTTCCGGTACAATGGTAGGAACAATTAAAGGGAACATTTTTGTAACTCAGTAAAATGGGTATACTGATTTCATCATCCGATTTTGTAGGAAAGTATGCGATTCCTCAGGATTCATTTAGCGACCTCGATGGGTTTATAAGTGAGTATGAGGAATCGTATTTAATTGACTTGCTCGGATTTGATTTCTATACTGCCTTTAGTGCGAACTTGGTTAACGGTGTACCTCATGACGCCAACTACCTTAAGATTTACAATAAACTTTACGTTGATCAGAACTGCATTATGATCCGGTCCGAAGGGATGAAAAAAATGCTGCTTGGTTTCTTATTCTGGGAGTACATGCGTCAAGTGAGATTCAAAGCAACGACTCAAGGTTTTGTTGTTAATGCTGCTGATACATCCAAACCAACACCAGAGGGGCCGCTATACAAGTATTACAACGATGCTGTTTCAACATTCAGAGCAATACAACACTATATCTGCACAAATCCGACTGAGTTTACAGTGCAATTTGCAGGAGTTGAATTAGAGTACTCAATCCCAGGTTTCTAATGGACATATCGAAGTCGACATACGAGCTACTGCAACTAATCGTTGCAAGGATCAACAACGCAGTTGGTGTTACTTCGGTTGTAAATAACAATGACGGTACTTTCACGCTCAACACTTGCAATATCCTTTGGGCAACGCTCGGGTTCCCTATTACCATAAACGGGGTTGAATACCAAATAGTCGATATTGAGGACGGCGTTTCCATAACCGTAAAACCAAAAACAGGTAATACCGCTCCACCTGCTGGAACCTTTGCATTATACGTTCCTAAGTTTTACCACGGCACCATAAAGGCCACTGAAACGGACCTTAATAAAAAAGTAAACAACAAGCTTCTTTCCTGGGATAAGCTGCCAATGATATGGTTGCACGAACCAGTTGAAGAAATTATCAGCCCAGCCGAAGAAGAAATGATTTACCGGAAAAGCAACGGTGAATTATATTTCTTAAATGATGCTGACTTCGCTAAATGGAGCAATGACGATCACTACAAGTACGCTATCAAACCGATGCGTAAATTATTCATGGCCTTTTATGAGGCAATGAAGTATTCTGGATTGATTAACGAAGATTCGATTAAGAGTTACAAGCTGGTTGATTTGCCACGCTTCGGGGAGTACAAAGTAATATCTGGAAATAAAAACAATCAGAATCAGGGTGAAAGTCAAATATTCGCACAGTATCATTTATCCGGGACAAAAGTAGGAATACAGTTCGCATGGCTTCGTAACCAGGATTCATGTTGTGAAATAGCGTACATAGCACCTGTAATAAGTGGCGAAGAAGAAGTAAAAGTATTTTTCAATGGTGTACTGATTAACTCCTTTACGCACTCTATTACTGAGGATTTAACCGTTAACATAATACCAACACCATGACACCAGTAAATCAACCCGTGATAGTTCAACCGCTACCATGCGTAAACTGTCCAAAACCACGACCATAATGGGAAGAGATCATACACAACCGTTACCACCAACACCGCCACCACAACCATGTGATTGCGGAGAGCCAAAATGAGCGCGTATGATTATGCGATAGCATGGGCCGGGATGGTTATGTTATTCGATTTCAGTATGTGGTCAGGTGGCGTTTTGGAATGGTATTATAACACCATTTATAAAATGCCTAAATTTTTAGCAAAGCCTCTTGGTACATGCAAGGTATGTTTTTGCTTTTGGTTTGGGTCAATCGGTTGGGTTTCATTGTTTGGTTTGTCCGATGAATATTTTCTTTTCATTGGTCTTTCCGAAATGATAATCATTTTGTATACATGGCTTGCATTATTCTATAAATTATTTTCAAATAAATAAAAATATTTTATATATTTGTAATAATCAATTATCACTCTGTTTTATAGCCGCTACTGATAGCACTACGATTAAGAGCCGATAGAACTAAAAAACTATCTAACTCTTAAACACGTAATAAAATGGCAAATCAGTTATGCGTATGCGGCGATGGAATGTCAAACACAGGCTTCCCTAATTGCATCAAAACCCCTCAAGTAATTAAAAAAGCAATCTTCGTTCAGCTTGTAGCGAACGATGGTACTTTGAATAAGGTTGACCCTGCAACAATGTCGACTTTATCAGCATTTACTGCATTGATAAATCATGCAGATACTTCTAAACGTTGGTACCCAACACCGGAATTGAAAAACATCACATCTCAAAAAGATGATGCTGTATTTGAGAAATACGAAGACGATACAAGCAACTTCATACGTGAGTCAGTTCGTAAATTCTCAGCCTTGTTACCAAACGCACCGGCAAAATTCAAAGATGTATTTGAAAGCATTCGTTGTGTTGGTAATATCGGTGTTTACTTCGTAGATGTGCAAGGCAACCTAGTAGGTTTAACAAATGGATCAGACGATTATTTGTACCCTATTCCAGTAGCAGCACAATCAGCATACGCGAAATACGACTTTGCTACCGATAAAACCACAACTCAGTTGGGGTTAATGTTTGAGTTCCCTTCTACTCTACGTGATGGGCTTATTCGTTTGATCGCTGCAAGTACATTCACCGACTTTTCAATGATTTCATTGTCAGGTTTGCAAGATGTAGTTGGTAAAGTAAGCAGCGTAACTACTACCGGATTCACTTTAAAATTGGGCGTTGAAAGTGCAGAGGTAGGTAAAACAATTCCGGTGCAAGGACTTCTTATTGGTGCCTTTGTATTAAAAGAGGTTACACCAACACCTAGCACTATAACTGTTACAAGTGTTACCGAAACAGCACCCGGCACTTATGTTTTTGTAATTCCAACACAAACAAGCGCAGATTTGTTGAGCGTAACACCAACTAAAAATGGTTACGACTTTTCAACTGTTCCATCAGTAGCAATCACAATACCGTAAGGTTAAACAAAATAATCAGAAACCAGAAAGGCTCAGGGGTTAAATGCCTTGAGCCTTTTTTAATAAAACGATATGCGAGTATTAATTATAGCGAAAACCAGCTTTCATGTAGAAGAATTAAAAGACATAAGCAAGGAAAAATTTATTGAAATGTATTCTGGTCACGGGTTCGATGTAAATGAAGGGTACCAAATAATTCAGGAAGAGCTTAAAAGAATGAAAGATGTTCGAGAGCCTAAAAAAAAAGGTAAATGATATTAAGGAGGTATTTGATCCTGTGGAATTGCTTTATGAGCTTTTCCTTGATCCCGAATTTACGGATCTGATCATTCGACTCAATACCGAAGGTGAACAAACATCGCAGCTTATTAATGGTGTTGACAGTGAAGGAAAACAGTTAGATGAAATTGGCGGTAAATATTCCCCTTATACAGTAATGATCAAAAAGGAGAAAGGTCAAATAACAGACCATGTCACGCTGAAAGATACCGGAGAATTTTACAGGTCTTTCAAAACATATTGGGATAAATCGGAAATAGTAATTACAGCCGATACGATCAAGGGTGGAGATAATTTAATAACAAGGTGGGGACAGGATATAATCGGATTGGATGAACAAAATATTGGTGTACTACGGGAATATGCAAAGCAAAAATTACCGGCAATCATCAAAAATAAATTAAGATCAGCAGCATGATTTTTAAAAACAAGCTTGAATACTATAAATCATTGGATGAAATGCCAATTGCAAATTGGTTTAAGATTCAACAAACAAACGATTTAAAATACCTGCTTGTTAAGACACGAAAAGTAAGCACTAAGGAAGTAACTGAGCTTGAAAAGGGGTTAAAAACTCTTTCAAATGAATACATAGACACGTTCGGAATATCAGATGAATACAGGAAGATACTTGAATTGAGTAGAGACATAGAGGTTCTTAAAATTGATTTCATTTTAACGCAGGATCGGTCATTACTTACCATGATCGAAATAAAAAAAGATCAGTTAAAAGCGATTTCTAAAAACAAAAACAAATCCGATGTGCATAAGCTGAAAATGTATGCCGATAAATACATGGGATTTTCGATAAATACAAAAGAAGTTAGTGTAAAAGAGTTCTACACCATCATTGAAAGCTTAAAAGAAGAATCGCAGCAAAAGAATAGCCATGAGTGATAGAATAAAGTCGAATGACATCATAGATGACGAGTTGTTTATAAAGGTTTCGCAAAATGCGGAATCCTTTTATAAAAACTTGACTGACATTGAATCGGGCCTTAAAGCCGTTTTGGAAGAAGCCAAAAAGGTTATGGCTACGACTGTATTCGCCAATTCTGCCGACTTAGAAAAATATTCCGAAGCTGTTTTAAAAGCAGCGAAAGCGAACGAAATATTGGCAAAGTCTGAGCTTCTTCGTGAAAAGACTGCTGGGCAATCTATAAAAAACGAAGCCGCCAGAACAAAAGAAGCTGAGAAAGCAAGAAAAGAGTCTGAAAAAGCAACGAAACAGGCTGAAAAGGAGGCGAAGGCACAAAAAGAGCTTAATTCTGAATACAAGCAAGCAACTGCTGCACTAAAGCAGCTTGACCAGCGAATGCTTGACAACGTTATTGCTGGTCGTGAAATGTCAAAAACAGGTAAGCTGGTTGCCGAAGCGCAAAAGGAACTAAGAAACCGAGTGTTTGAGGCTGAAAAAACGATTGGTAGATACAATAGGGAGGTAGGGAATTATGCTGCTACAAACAAGCAGTTTTCAGGAAGCTTTTCGACTTTAAGTAACTCTGTTAACCAATTAACGCGCGAGTTTCCAGCGTTCGCCAACAGTGTGCAAACTGGTTTCATGGCCATATCTAACAACATTCCGATATTTTTTGATGAAGTAGCAAAAGCAAGCAAGACCCTGCAAGAGCTTAAAAACCAAGGTCAGCAGGTACCGAGTCTTTTTAAAACGATCGCTACCAGTATTCTTTCTTGGGGGACAGCCTTATCGGTAGGTATAACATTACTCACCGTATACGCCAAAGAAATTGGAGATTTTACAGCAAGTTTGTTTAAAATGAACAACGCTTTTGAAGTGTCAGAGGAAACCCAAACAACATATTACAACACAGTTACAGAACTTCTTGAAAAACGGATTGATGCTCAATTGCGATTAAATGTTTTGCAGGGCAAAATGACCGAGGAAGAGGCGCAGGTTTTTGATAAAAACTACGAAAAAAGAAAAAAACAACTCCAAATAGAGAACAATTTTTTAAAGGAAAGGCAAGAGATAGCCGATCATTATAATGTTACTCTGGACAAGGTAAACGGAAAACAAATTGACCTGAATACTGCAACCGGTAGAGACGTACTAAGAGAAGGTTACGATGTAATTGCTCAAAACACAAGAATAAACGAAGCCTTCCGCAATGCACAGGCTAAATATGAATATGAAACAAAATTAAATGATGAAGCTTTTCAAACTCAAAGAGCTGTCATAAATAAGCAAGGTGCAGATAAGCGTGAAAAAGAGAATGAAGCCGCAAGAAAAAAACATCTGCAAGAAGAAAAAAAGGCCCATGACGCAGAGCTGGAAGATTATAGAGCATGGGAATTGAAATACTATCTCGAAATTAAAAAGGCTATGGCCGAAAGGCAAAAGCTTATTGATATGTGGCGCGAGAGTGAGGAAAACCGCGACCAAATCGAGAGAGATAATAATATTGTTTGGTATGATAAGGAAAATGGGATTACCCTCGATGACCATAACCAAACAGTGAAAGATATTGAGGCAACAAAAGAGAAAGCAAAAGAGGATAAGAAAAGAGAACGTCAAGAAGAAATACAAGCAGCAAGACAGCAAGCAGAGGCACTACTTTCTATCTACGAACAATTAAACAGAATAAAGAACGAAAGGTTAGAAGCAACTCTGGAAAATGACATTCAGATGCGTCAGCGAAATGTAACACAACAACAGCAACTAGCTGCTCAGGGGTTAGACAATACGCTTGCATTTGAGAAAGAAGCATTAGCAAAGGATGAGCTTGCAAAACAACAACTTGCAAAGAAACGTGAACGCGAAGCAAAAACGCTGGCGTTCTTAAAACTAATTTCCTCATTCGCTGATAAAGGAGATAATCAGGCTGTGATGAAAGCCTTTTTACAAATGGCTATTGCTACCGCAATTACGGGATCATTTGCCGAAGGGGTGGAAGGTTTGGAAGGTCCGGGAACTGAAACCAGCGATAGTATATTGGCCCGCCTTTCAAAGAATGAATCTGTTATCACCGCCAAAGGAACAAAACAAAATCCGGGATTAGCTACCGCAATGAACAAGGGAAAAGTTGACGAGTATTTTGAAAACGAATACCTGCCTAAATACATGGTATCTCACGATGTTGGTTCATTCGCTGAGAACGCATACAATTCTTTGATGCTTCAACAATTCACACAAATGAATAATGAGATCAAAGACATTAAAAAAGCATTGAAGGAAAGGCCAGTTTCCCAAACGAACCTAAATAATCTGGGTGAAGTGGTGGAAACAAAAATAACAAACGGATTTAAGAAAATAACAACGCATAAAAACACAAACAACTATCTGTGATAAAGGCATTATTCTATATCGACGGTAATTTGGTTGAGGCCCCTATGAATGCTCAGGAGCTGGCTGTTGAATTGAATTTTGGGAAAGATCAATTTCCTAATGCCGGTACCGTGAATATTACTGACTTGGTTTGGGTGCGTGAAAATTACGATTTACTGATTAAGCATATTGATGATGGTTTAACCGGAGGGCGCGGTATTTATGAAGGTCCAAGTTTACGAATTGATTTCACAGACGGTGAAAAAACGTTAACTGTGTTTAATGGATTCATTGATTTAACAACCGTTCAAATACAAGATCGTGTTAAAGTGGTGGCAAAGTCAATAAGTCACTCCACGGTTGATTGGCTTAACCAAGTTGCAAGTGGATTCACGTTTGAATACTTAGCATCTTTAAATAGTGGTGACAAAGGCTACATAAGCCCGGATCTATACAAGTTCATGCCGTACGTGAATAACACGGTACCAAATTACCTGCAATCGGCTGTTTTGTCTCTTATGGTTTACAATGTTACTCAGGCTATCGTAAAGGAGATAGAATCAATATCCGGGTTAATTGCAGATGTAGGAGGTTACTTTACTACCATCCCTGCAATTATTAAAATAATTATCAAAATACTTTACCTGATCGCTTTGATTCTGGTTCTAGTAAAGCTGGTAAAGGACTGCATTAAGTTTATTATTTCCCCTGTAAAATATCATGCCGGCATGTACGTTCGCGATCTATTTGAGAGAGGTTGCGATTACTTAAACATGGATTTTGAAAGCGAAATATTCAGCAAAAACAGTGAGTATTACAATGAATTTATTTTGCCTCAAAAGTTTTATAACCCACCGTCCACAACAGACAATCAGATTTTAGGGTTCTTAAAAGAGGACAAGAACGAGCAAGTAGGATATTACAAGGGAACATTCGCCCAATTCATTGAAGCAATGAAAGTAAAATACTGTGCGAAGATAATAGTACAGGTACCACAAGGAGGAGCAACAGCAACCAACCGAGGGAAAGTTATTTTCATACGTAAAGACAAAAGCGCAACGCAACCAGTTTACCAATTACCGGATATTTACGAGCCGAACTACACAACAAATGCGGATGAGCTGTTTTCTAACACATTGATTGAATACCAAATAGATCCACAGGACACAAACACACTACAAAATTACTCAGGAACAATTTACCAAGTAATTACTCAGCCCAAAACGGTTGTAAATAGGCCGTTTGTGATGCTTAAAAATTACAACAATGTTGCTATTCAGTTTTCCAGGGCCTCAGAAAAAACAGATTTAACGGTGCCTGAAAAAATAATTAAGGGGTTTTTGAAGGTATTTGAAACAATAGCCAATGCAATAGTGACCGTTATAAATGCTGTAATTACAGCTATTAATGCCGTTATTAAAGTAGTTAAGAAAATATTTGCCTTTTTCGGAATTAAACTTAAAATTGATCCGATACCGAAATTAAAAAAGCTCGAATTAAGCTCGTCCATCGAAAATAGGAAGGGTATGCTTATGCTATCCTCTGACTATTTCGGGGTGCCAAAGATTTTTATTTTACAGGAGGGGTCAGCTTCTAAATACCACAAAATACACCCAGATAACTACTGGTTGGAATCAGCACGTGCAATGTATGATAAATTCCACTTTGCAAACTCATTCCTTCCTTCGGCAGAAAGGCCAACAGGAAACCAGTACTTAATAAAGAACCTCCAAAAAGTCCCTTTCGATATTGAGGATTTGCTGCTAGTTCTTGAAAATAATAGGATACTAGGGCCAGATGGAAACGAGGCTGTAATTGAATCACTGAAATTCAGCTACTACAATCCGCAGGCAGAAATTAAAGTGCGGTACCCGAAAACAATTACAAATAATCTTTACGAAAAATACTTAGAACCAGATGGACAATAGCAATTTTATTAAGCATGTAGAATCACTGAAACACGCTGCAATCGGTGTGTGTTCGGAAATAACAAATATGATCAATAAAGAGTTTGAAAAAGCAGGCCCCGAACACGCTGAAAAATTTAGGGCCGCAAAAGAAAGTTCAGAGGCTTTAAAAGAAGCAACTAAGAACCTGGATAAAGAGATAGGAAATTTTAATAAAACCAAATTCTAATGGCAGATTCACCTATACAAATAGTATCACAATTAATTTACGATAAGGATTCAAACACTCCTACCGATTGGCTATTGGCAAACGTGGGCCAAATGATCCGTATTGAAACAATATTTGAAGTTAAAAATGTTATTGTAAACGGTACATCTGAACCATTTATAATAAATAATAAAGATGGGTATATTGAATCGGGTTGGTTAACAGACGCATCATACAGATTTACTAATTTTAAAGAAGGTGATGTAATTTACTATTTTAATTATATTGCAGGAACGCCCGCAGGTGGCGGTACCGGTTATTTCACAATCATAGAAAAAAGGTCGGACGGAGAAATCAGGCTCGATCCTGTTCCTAGTTCACCAGAAAACACAGAGGATTATCAGGGGGCAATATCTAATACAACACCCATAACAGCCATCAGATATAGTAGCAATTTTATAGAAAATTCCGGGGCGGATACTTTTACGTCAAATATTGATGCAACAGATGATATTATTGGGAGTGAGCAGATTTACTCAATAGCGAAAAAATTAGCAGATGATACTACAATATCATTCATGGAGCCTAATGGTACGAAAACGTGGCAGATACATAGCGGGTCCTATATTATAGATGGGGGTCAATCACCCGTAACGATACAGGGCGTTTCAATACAAACATCACCTTTGTACGTTTCTACTTACAAAATAATTGAAAAGACAATTGTTACGCCGTGGATACTTTACCAACAATTAGAAAATCAACTTTCCGGATTACCGTACAAAGATTTTGAGGCAACGAAATGTTGGAAATTTATTTCACGAATAGAAGCTGCTGAAGTTTTTACTAATCCCAATTTTTTGGTGAGCGAAACTTTCAATACACAACTAGGTAACTCTGGTTGGTTTAACGAGAACTTCAACACAGGATTAACCAAATATTCAATTTCTGCGCCTCAATTTAAAAACGCTGGTAACATAATAGATTCGATCCAATTTGATACTTCGGAAACCGAAATTACTTTTGATATTGATAATGCAGATGGTGTTTTTACAAATAATCCAAACGTAATACGAATTGGATTCATGCGTGTACCTTCCGATCCGGCCGATTATCAAAATGGGGAATTTGCTTCGATTAACTTCTTGTTTGATGGGGCCAAAGTAATATTGGGCGATCCACCTGCAAGCGGGTATAATATTTCTGATCCTACATTATCAGTAATAAAATCAGCGTTTGCCGTTTATCAAAGTCCTTTCAAAATAAGTTTGAAGCTTGTTGTTCAAATGAGCGACAATGTATTAAAGCGTTTTTTAGGCAGTCAAACGCCGCGTTATTTTATTTTCGCTTCATTGAAAGATTACGCGCTTGATAGAATAGATCCGCTAAACGATCAAGTAACGCTACAGATCGCATTTAGTGAGTTTGCCTATGTTACTGCTGACCCTAATATGATTGTGGTTGATAAAAGCGTATTTTTACAGCACCCTGACCACGATCCGGAAACAGAAGGCATAAATACGAATGAATTGCAACCGCCTTTCTATGATGCGTACTTATCATTTACCATGTATGTTGATAGCGGGTTGCAAATGGTTATGTATATTGATCGACTGCCTACCGATCCAAAATATGGTGAAATTTTGGGGGTGGCTGATTGGCAAGGAACTGAACTTTCAACAGTTGAAAAATTAGTTGATAGCGTTAACGACAAAGTAGCTTACGGTACTATACCGGCACCCTTTACATCTATAAACACTACTGAAAATTTTGTTGTAATTGGTGTAAATACATCCACTGGAGGATTAGGCACCCTTTACGGTCTAACTGTACAGGCCCCGTCTGGGAGTAAAACCAAATACAACGGTAAAATATTGTATGTAACGCAAAACGAAATAGTAAAAAATTCAGCAAACTACACTTTTTACGGTGGATACGATGGGGCAAATCCTGTACTTGATGTTTTTGTGGAAGATGAAATCGTTGCGTGTTCTCAATTTTACATTGAAAGAGATACGAGGCTATCCGATGAAATAATAATAACTTCGATTGATTGCAAAGTAATAGCCACCGAAGGAGATAACGAATTTGATTTAGAGAAATTCGCTGTTCAAACTGGTTCTGTTCCTTTAACCGGGGACACGCAGCAAATAGACACAAGTATATTAAGGCCCTTCCACATACCAGTTGAAGAAC